AGGGTCGGCTCAAGTGAAGCCACTTCATCTTTCGTAACAAGTTCAGGGAACGTAAGTGTTTCGTAGTCTTTGGTCAGTGTTTCGATATTCGTTTTCTGATACTCAGCCTTCAGAACCTCACGCCACAGGTCGGTGTCGGGTCTACCGTCGCGTCCATACTTGTTACACTTGGCAGACTTGGCGATCACGAACGTCTCTTCGTTCGACATTCCTACGTCGAGACACATATTGATCAGTCGCCACTGAACCTTTGACCAATCGCTCGCTGGTTCCTCGGAGTAGTATTGCGCGAACGGTGTCGGACGTAGCTGATCCTGATAGCGATAGATAATCGCCTCGGGCGTAGGAAGATCATCGGCCAACGCAAGCTCAGGGATGTTCTCGTCACTGTCGATGGGTAGCGGCAGACTTTCAAATACGTCAGTCGGCAATAGGTCTTCGACAGTCGAGATGAGTTCGACAACGGGAACATCATCAAGCTGATACTTGAAGTTGTACGTCGTAGGTACACGTAGCAACTGTGTAAGGTCGTGCCCTGACTTGTCTGCACCAAGATCAGCGTAGTAGTATGCGATACGCTTGGAATATTGTTCGGCTATGGTGGGATCGACCTTCTGATCCATACGCCATATAGCTTGGTACCTATTGGGTGACGATTGGATTACGCATTGAGGCGGAATATCTACTTGATCCGGCCTACATGAATCCAGATCAGCCCATACTAAATTCTGCGGGATCGCATTCTCTTTCTTACGACGGGCCACCTTCATGATGTTGACACAGAAGTACACATTATGCGTCGGCGTCATCTTATCGATGAAGTTAACCATCGTCTTACGTTTGCGCGGCCACTCAAAGAATTCCTCATGAAACGTATCACGTCTAGCTGGTGGCCTGGTTACAGCAATGCAAACGTACCCGTCATCCTTAGAGAACAGGTAATCGAAAAAGGCGAGCAAAGTCGCCTGAGTTTCCACAGCAGCCATTAAATGAAGAGACGGTAAGGGGGAGGGTTTCCCCTCCCCCTGTAAACCGACTGCTTAGGTCAGACCAACATGCCGGATTCGGAGTGCTGTGACGAACCAGCGACCTTGAATCCTTCGATCTCGTTCACGTCCTTGTCCTGATTCTTATCGAACTTCTTGCGAACGACAACCGTAAGCTGTTGTCCCACAAGATCGTCAGTCGCAGGCATCTTGTAGTTCTTCTTCTCCCACTCTTCACCAATAGCAGTGAGGAAGTTCGCCATACGATTCTTCATGCTCTGTGCCTTGGTTGCATCGTAGTCCGCAGGTGGGACAAAGAGGTTAGTCCATCCGGCGTACACGTTAGCAACCTTCTGACCGTTTCTCTCTTCCTCATCCTCGTTCACCTGGATACCAAGTGAGAGGTAGGGAGTACCGTGCGGGAGTGCCTTACTGCCGTCGATGTTCTCCGTGGTCTTCCACTCGGCCTTTGAAACGTGGGCCTCATAGGTACCACTAGGAATCGCGGGGAAACCAATAGCATCGGGATCTGAACCTGTCAGATCAACAACACCATCAAATGCTTGGTCACTCATTCGTTAGTCTCCTTAAGTTTTTCCCATAGGATAGGAATGGTAGGATTCATCTCAATCGCGTCGAATGCTCCGGTGCGATCTTTCGCAATAGTTGTTTCGGTCTTCTGAAACTGCATGTACCTATTGATTACTCCATCTTCACTCTCCGCTCTGTAGTATCCTACCACGTCGAGGAACCCTGGGATGTCAATCCGTAGCTTACCAACGAGCTTCGGTTGATAGATCATCCTCATATTATTATCACGCTCGGACTGAGAGTGACAGTTGAAGATGACATTACAGGGTAGGTCACGGAACGCTCTTGCAAGCTTACGCATATGCGTTCCACTCTTACCGTAGCCGCGCTGATCAGGTACGTCAGCGTCGATTTTATCATTCACCTTAGCGAAGGCACTCATGACTTCAACAAGATCAAGTTGCTGTAGCTCAGAGAACGTATCGATACCTACTGTACCATAGGGGAATTTCTTACCGTCGGAGGGGATCGCGTTGAATAGGTCACGGTATGCTCCGATCAGTTGGTTAACCGAACGAACCTGAATCACATCGATGTCCTTACGCTTGCGAAGCGTCGTAATACCACCATCGATATCAATAACGAGAAGGGGGCTAGTCTCTTTGTGATCTTGAGCGGTACCAAGCAAGTGAGTCTTCCCCACACCCGGCTCACTATAGAACATAGCATTGATCCACTTGATTGACTCAGCAGGATGCTGGACTCCAAGTTTTTCCTGTAGTGAAGACTTCTCACGTGTTGCTGTAGTTGTTATGTTGTCACCCCCTCTCGCGCCATAAGAGCTTGTACAGCTTCGAGATAAGGGGCAATCTTTTCGTTGTCACCTTCGATGATGATTGAGGTACGTCCTGTACGTACCATCTTCAACATCATTTGGTTTTCGTCGGGCATAGACATAGCTTGGTATTCCACACTCACGGTAAATCCTTCTCTAAGGAAATCATTTGGTGAATGGCGATACAGATGAATCTCAGGACAACCCATTACCAACGCTCCGCGTGGAGACTTACAAGTGTACCGACAGTGTTTCGACAGTAGGTTGCGGTACTGATCATACCTGCCGGGGCAGCACATACAGGACACACGTGCGCCCATGCACAATCGTCAGGTGTTTCACAGTGTCCACAAAAATCGCAGGGGTAGGTAGGAGACAGACAGTATCCGACACCTACCCCTGCGTCTTCAACTACCGAGGGGGTAGTAGCTGAAGCTTCATCAAATTCTTCTTTAGTAATTACTTCAAAGAGACTCATTAGCAACAGCAACCTACGGGTAGCTGCTTAAACCACCTAGAAGGTTCTGGCTCATCTGAATAGCGTGCAGAGTACCATCCTTGCATCTCTCCACTTGTTTCGTGAATCACGATAACGGTAGCTCCACGTAGTGAGGCACGTAGTTCCATGTCCTGTAAACTACAGTGGTTACATTTAGTTAGTTCACTCATGCGTATTTAACCAACGCCCAAAACATAAAGGCGATAGCAAAGGCGATTCCCACATAGGTAATAGCCTCGGGCCAGTTCTCAACTGCGCGTGCAAGTATCATCAGCGATCTCTATTCTTTTCGTAGCCATCCTGCAACATTGAAACGGCGTCACTACCATCATCGGCGGAGATGCACGGTGCACGGAATGCACACTGTAGACACCTGAACTCACCTGACGGACTCGGATAGATGGCAGGCTCATTGAGCATGTCACGTGCTACCATCTCTAGATGCTTGCCCACGTTAATGATCTCTGCTTTGTTGCGCGTAACAAGGTCGCGCTGGATAAACAGGGACTCACCCATCTCACAGAGATACGTGTAGTACGCCTGTGCCTTCTCGTCATTGCGGAACCAGTCTTCAAGGTTGTCATTGCCTACGATTGCCTCTTTGAATAGTTCGGCAGTGGTACCTTCCTTCTGTCTATCAAGCGACGGGAAACCGCGAGACGTGAAGGTGGGCACCTTCGGGTAGTTCTTCCGCACAGCATTGTAGACTACACGATCAACTACATGATCTTTCCATGGTAGATCGAACAGTTTGGACTCCATGATCGTAGCCCACAGATACGTACTGCACTGCTCGTCCTTATCCAGCTTCGCGAAGTAGTCCTCATTAATTCGTGCCGCTGTCTTATGGTCGATGATCCCGAACTTGTCCATCTCGGGATAGTAGATTACGGCATCTCTTTTTCCTCTTGCATGGACTTCAAGATGCTTGCCGTAGTTCGGGCTGTCCAGTCTGATGTCCAAAGATTCAAAACCAAGAGGGATACTGAAACTAGATTCAGCAGCAATAACAACAAAATCATCGACTCTCTCCGCGTAGGATTTATAGAACTCCATCATGCCGATGCCCAGGTCAAGGTGCATATGAACCTCGTCCTGTACTAGCTCGACGTTGGGCAGCATATCTTTCAGTCCGCGTACCTTCCATGTCTTGTCACGCTTAGGATCGGTAGGAGAATCCTCTCCTAAATCATGAATGCGTGGATGAACGTCATAGAGAAGGTCAAGCCATTCCTCTCCGACGATGCCACCTTCCCATTGGAACTGAAACCACGTCTTGAAAGACTCAACAGGATCATGGTGAAGAATCGGATCGTAATACTTCTCAAGTGCGTAATGAATACCTGTCCCGAACCATAGTGGGAAGTTGATACCGTGAATCTCAACCTTACGCCGTAGATTATTTCGCGTAGGTGAAGTCCAATCCCAATAGCGTCGGCAGCGTTTGAAGCTAGCTATGTCCGACCCGTGGATCGGGATGATTTCCCATTTACTCGGGATTGCAGGTGGGGCAGTGACAACGGAGGTTGCCATATAACCATCCTATCTTATTCGGGAGCCGTCTCCCTCTGGAAAGGAAAGGACACCATAGCAGATTTCAGAACCTATGTCAAGGGGTTAATTTCGTTATTGTTTAGACTCATATCTTGGTTAGAGGTTGCACTCGGGTAGCGCGGGTCGATGGTGACGAAGGGCCCGACATGCTTGCTTGGCGGGTACTTGCCACCACGCGCACGCCACAGCCAGTACCGACCGTCGCTGAGCCTATTGCCGAGCCAGATCGCGACCCAGGGCCGCTGCTTGTTCGGGTGGCCTTGGAGCCAGAACTGCAAGCGCCCCATCACGACTTTAGAGCCGCCTTCGCTGCATCTTTCAGTGCGGGAGCGATGACAGCGCCGTCCCACTTTCCCGACGCGATGTCCTTGCAGAGTTGTGCGGGGGTCATTGGTCGTCCTCCTTCGTGTTGATTGCGGAATGTGGTCTCGATGAGGGCGAGTCGCTCACGACAGATCCTTCGGCTTGCCGTTGAAGAGGATGAACTCGGCCTCCTCACCCCAACCCTCGACCTTCCCGAGTCCTCGCCGTTCGAGCGCAGCGCAGGTGCGCCAGTTGATCCACGCCTGACCGTCGTACACGCCTGTCTCACCGCTCGCGACCACCGCGTGGGCGTCGGGGTCATCACGGTAGAAGACGCCGTACTGCTCGCAGATGCGAATGGCGTTCGCCATCTTCAGTGTGAGGCGACCAGAGCTTGGTTTCAAGACGCTCATTCTCCGGCGTCCCGCGACGGTGACTCGTAGTTGGATCGGTTCCGAGGTCGGTTTTGATTCTAAGCTCATTGTATAGCCTTCCATGTTGCTTCGATATGCTGTGAGGTAGATGTTTCGCCTAAGTAGAGTGAGGCACCTTTGAGATTGGGTATCGCATTTAGCTTTGCCTCTACGATAGCCGGGGAAGGTTTCACGATAGTCACATCATCTCCGTAGATGCCCACGGTCGGGAACACTTTGTCTTTATCTTGGAAGCCTAGCACCATGCCTGAGTCCATACTGTTTGTCTTGTAGTCGAACATGCGACGACCTGACTTGATCACCATATAATGAAAGTCACCCTCTTGCATGGGGATCACGGCGATACGGAACAGACGATTAGCCATCAAATCCTTAATCACACAATTAGTACCACCGTCCCATGCTAAAACACGACCCCAACGATTAGTTTGTTTGACATTGTTGATGATTGGTTGGATTTGATAATCCCAACCTACATGAATCTGTGAGGGACGGGTAGCAGAATCGTACAGATACTTAGGTGTCGAGTCAGGAAACTCATTCCAGTATGCTTGTGGAGCAAACTTGAATCCAGCATTTTTGAATGCTCGCCAGTCCATGTTGTACCGCTCTGCGGGAGAACTCGGATGCGAGAGTAGCTTCGGCATCGGCCCAAGCTTCGGATCGTTAATCATCAGATCGCACAGAACACGAGCCTTCCACTTACCAGCACCTTCGTATGCCTGCTCCGCATTCATAACGATACCATCCGAAGGATAGTTGTCTGTAACATACTGTGCCCGTAGATAATCTTCCACCGGATCATCGCATACAATCCAAGGACAGAACTTTACACCAGGCATACCACTTCGCCAGTCCTGGTACTTACGCCTATTGTGCTGTACAGATGATTGATCAGGTGCCATGATCGGAGTAATCCAACTGATCTTACTAGACACAGACTTGATCCGTTCCAAGTCCTCCAACATATTGAACCATACGCCTACTCCTGAGAAGTTCATCATTCTCCAATCAGGCTAGTAGAACTATGATTACCAACAGTCCCCAAAATACAACACATAAAAGAAGGGCACCCAAACACCCATAAGCGTCAAGCTTCATGAAACTACCCATCCGAATAGGAAGCCAAACAGGAATACGAACAGCATCAGCACACCCACCATTGCGATGCCTACCTTCAATTGTGTTTCCATACTACTTGTCCTCTCCTGGGCCAAAGATACTTTCGAACCATTTTTCCTTGCGGTCGAGCTTCCCTTTGACATATGAATCGACCGTATTCCGAGCGTTGATGTTGATGATTTCAACTGCGCCTTTCTGACCGGGACGATACACACGACCGATAGCTTGAAGCATCTGTGCAGGTGACCACGAGCGGTCGAGGAAGATCAGGTAGGACGCACAGGAGAGGTTAATTGACTCACCACCTAGTGCAAGCGTAGACAGAAACACCTTGGCTTTAGTATTGGGGAAGTCATCATGCCACATCTTATACCGCTGTGACTCCGAATGCTTCTGCTCCATATGCAGGTATGGGATGTTGTGTCGATCAAGTCTCCGCTCAAGCAACTTCAATGGGTCTTTAAAGCAGGAGAACACAACGATCTTCTGATCAGGATCATCTAGCTCTTTTAGTATGTCCATACACTCATCTAGCTTGCTCGACTGCTCAATCAGTTCGCTGTCATAAACCATACGATTCCTCTTCGGTATCCACTCACGACTGACAACGTGTGGAGTAGCTACGCTAATCTGTCTGAGTCGATTCAACTGCGAGAGCACGTTGGGTGAGGCGAGAGTTTCGCCTGACTGATCCAACGTCTGAAGCACCGACTTGATCTCTCTATACATACGTCTCTGTGTGGGGTTAAGCTCGACCTCCCGCACAGACTGGATCGGCTCAGTAATGTGACTATGAACCTCCGACATTCTGTGTCGTGGGCCTAGAGTCTTACGCATGTTGCGGAACGTCTCTATCTTGTGCGGCTTAATGCCAATGATCTGTCTGAATTGTCCAGCTACAATGATCTCGTCACAGTACGTAGTACGAAACTGATCGTAGTTATTCCAGATGTCTTTGTTCAAGTAGTTAAGCAGCGACCAGATTTCAGCAGGGTTATTGACGAATCCCGTACCTGTCATGATGTGCTTATTCTTAGCTTTGATTTTCTTGATGTTCCGAGTCCACTGTGTCTTAGGATTCTTCAGCTTGTGGGCCTCGTCGCACAGAACCATGTCCCACTCAATCTTGCGTAGCTTGTCAACCATCCCCCAACCGTTAGCATCCTTCTTAGCGTTGGCTTTGTTAGTCAAGCAATCGTAATGGATCAGCAAGATTTGTGGATGATTATGCTTGCCTGCTTTGATCGTCATGAGCAGCGTATCGAAGTCAACAACCTTCTCAAAGCCATTGATACGTAGCGTCGTCTCATTCAGACCGACGTTGTATAGCTGCCATGTCTGAGGCAAGCAACGATAGAAGTCCGAGAAGTATGAACCCTTCCCGACCTTCGATGTAATGATCAAAGCGTTACGCACACGCTTTTTCTCAAGCAGCCACAGACCTGTGCTGGTTTTGTACGCACCCATCTGCGACCAGTTTGCAGAGTAGGGCATAGGTGCTAGATAGTTCAGGTCACGCTGCTGCCACGGGTAGCACTTGTACTTATGGTCACCGTTCACCAACGGTTCAAAGTCACGCGCTAGGGCAGTCATCCGGCATTGAACGAGCCGAGTATCACTTCGGATACACCCGTCTCCTTAAGGACAACACATTTAGAATAGCCATCATTCAACCAAAAGTCTTCCGCGACCCGTTTCTC